TGCGCATTGTTCATGCGCTCCTTATTCATCTGAGATTGTAATGAATCGATTAATTGCGGTGTAATCATACTGCCTCCGTATTATGAATATAATTATTTTTAGTTATGGACACGCTCGAATGACCAAGGAACTTTGAAATATTTTCAATTGATTCGCCAGCATCTAATCTAAGCATGCAACTCGTATGTCTTAAACAATGCACATGTATGCGACGAACATCAAGACCCGCTTTAGCGGCGTACTGCTTGAGTAAAACTTCTACAACCGTTATAGATAATGGTTCACTGCCATTAGTTGTTTGTGTTTTTATGAATACATAATCGGTTTTCTTTAGAACATTGAATCGACCCGATATTTTAATATAGTCCATAATTGCTTGTGAGACAACCGGTGGACAGATGGCAAGTTCATTTATTTTTCCCTTGCCTGACCACCGATAATGCATTAATCCATCGATCATTTCAAAATCACAAAAACGTAAATTACGTATTTCTGTATTACGTCTTCCTAACATTATGTACGATAAGAATAAGGCAAAATCTCTTCGACCTACTACGGTATTCTTATCCATTACTGACAATAGACGCTTAACCTCGTCTAAATTTAACCAGTAGATCTCTTCAACGGGTTTATCCAGCGGACGCTTTACTCCCTTAGTCGGGTTATCACCGATATAATATCCAAAGCGTTTTGCATAATTGTAAAAACTTGACACTGCTCCAACGAACATACAGGTAGTCTTTCCGGATAATCCGTACTGAGTTAAGTGATCAACCCATCTTTCGATGTCCTGCTTTAAAAGTTGCAAAGGAGACTTCTGCGCAAATGCACAGAGGTTGATAAAAGCTTTTTCATACGCAACGCGCGTATTATCTGCTTTGAGTGATTGCATCCATTGGTCGTGAACTTTTTGTAAACTATTCATTACAATCATCAAAAAATTTCACATATTGATATGCAGTATGTAATTTTATTGCATATTTATCAGCAAGATTTTTATATGTCATTCCAATTACTCTATCTTTTTTTAATTGCTTTATTTGCTCATCATTAAGAATTCTTCTATTTCTACCTTTCGACTGACAATCTTGCATATTATCAAAATCAGTTCCTAAAAAGAAGTGCTTAGGATTAACGCATTTAGGATTATCACATTTATGACATACATTTAATCCTTCAGGTATAGGTCCGATAAAAATCATATAAGATAATCTAGACGCGAGGTACAGTTTATTATCGTAGCTTATATACCCTTGTCCTTGTTTATTTGCATAATGTTGCCAATTCCAACAGTCTGTTTTTAAATCGACTGTTGAATATTCTTTTAATCTTTGTTCAATTGATTTGCTCATAGACACAAAAGTTTATCCAGTCTGCCGTATCCAAGCTAGTTGAATCTGATTCAATATCGTGTCATCGGATTCTTGCATTATCATATCAGATATTGTTTCAGAGAATCCACGCGCACGAATACCGGGGTTAAGTACTTCATCGGCGAATATAAACTCATTGGAATAAAGTCCGCCGACAGAACCAAGCGCACCAGGCGATGTTTTGGGTGCAAAACTATCAGAATACCGCAATACCTTTGCTCTCTTAGCTGCAATTATATGTGGTGGAGTGCCTTCATCGATCCAGTGGTAAATGTCGCTCGGTGTGCCGATCTGAAAACTTGCAATTCCTTCACTGGGTCGTAGATCGTATTCAATGTTGAACTCTACATCGGTATCCCATGACGATGTAGTCGCTATAAATTCGTCTAACGCCTGTTCCCCCATTTCACGCGCAGCAGCATTTATTGCACGACTAAAACGCAATGGCGTTAGCTCACTAAAGAGTTCCCTGAACCTGCTGACATCAATATCTATACGGATCATTCGCTCACTGCAACCATGAATTGATCGTACAAAATCTTCTGATCTTCTACAGGCGTATGTAACCACTCAAATTGATCGATTTCACTGGGGTGATTTTCACGAATACGTTTGGCTGCAAATGCCTTGAACTGTCGCTCTTCGAGGACCTGGTCAGCAGATTTAATTGGTTTATCCGTGGCCTGCCGAAGTTCAAGATCATCATCCGGTGATGCGATTGCACCGAGCAATCCAGTAATATCGGATTCACCGACTAAAGAGGACGATTCGCGTAATGTGATTGTTGCGCCAACGTATACGTTTTTACCGTCGACTGGATCGGAACCGATTTCTTCAAGGGCCTGATCACGACTGAACACGTTCGCATGAGCGGCAAGAACTGCGCGCTTGAATGACTGATCGCGATTTGGTTGCAGCGCGCGAACTTTTTTAGTGTAGAATTCGCAATAGATATTTGGATCGTTTACAACATTACCTGCCGCGTCATAGTCACGAAGCATTTGAGTCTGGTATTGCTCAGCAAGAAATTCCCATTGCGGCGAAACCCATTCCTCATACCATGCCTCGCGCGCCTGACCGTAGTTGGTAAAGGTAGAAGCGCGCAAACCAATCTTGGCACCGACGAGGATTGGTGGCATTTGAAATGCCATACACATACGAGCCTCTGTGCGACCATCAAGTTCGGGGAATGCCATATCATTGAAATTCATGCTGGTGTTTTGATAGGTAGTGCCGCGACCAATCACAGCAATATCATTCCAATTCTCAACTCCACCGTGCTGAGATTTCCAACGCTGCTTGATGCGTTCAGCCTCGATGTCATCGAGATCCTGGTCGGTTGATAGCAGTCCACTGTATCGCGCACCCTCTTTGATGAAGTTGAATAGAAATTCCGCCATACCATTGTCCACTGCAATATCTTTCAATGCAGCCATGGTTGGACTGTAACCCTTTAAGAGAGGGAAGATCGGGTCGAAGTATTGGAACAATAGGATGTTCTCGACTGGAATATCTTGGTATGGAAGACCATAGGGTTGATATCGAACTACGCGTAATGGTCTACCGTTACCCCGCATAAAGGAACACCAGTCAGAGCGCATAGGCCAAAGTTTGATGGGATCACCACCGTTATTACGCTCAATTTCCCAACAAGAAAACCCAGAGATGTCCAGATACATCGATGTAATCTGCCAAAACTGCCGTTCGCTGATTCTCTCGTTTGGCTGATGCAATACCCTCAATGCCGGACTATCCCTTATTACTACGGGTTGTGCACCGGATATATCGTAAATCCGCATAGGCGCTGCACTAATTGCACGCATGCGCTTGTCTATACAAGCATAAATCAACGCATTCGCGCGATAACCCTGCTGCGCCAACTGATAAGGTGATGGAGCAGTATATTGTGGTGAAGTCTGCTCGTAGAGAGGGTAATGCGCGGAGAAAGCGGCAGAGCGATCCTTCTCGCGCACGTATGCTTCATAACCAGAGAAATTGATTAAGTTATCCCAGTATGCCATTTATCCACCTTCGTAAACGTTCTCTAAACGATAGTCGTTTTTGATTTAGCTCGATTGTTATCTCATGTTGACGTTCACGTTCGAGGAACATATCGCGTAATCCAATCATACTTTCGTCAATGAGCTCAATTCGAGCCGGTGTATTATCACCTATTTTCCACATCCGAAGAGCAGTCTTTGCATACTCGATGCGGGGATCGGCGAAATAGTGATCGCCACTTGTAGATCGTAACCAACCAGAACCTGTGATCCAGATGCCGTAAGTAAGCGGAGGGATTTCAGACGGTTTTCTTTTAATGGTTTCGTTTACGGCCATATTTGAATCCTTGCATACTTGCGCGCAAACCACGCAAGTCCACCAGAGATGACGATATCATCGTGACCCTTGCCAGCAGCTGCTATGCGCCATGCGCCGGAGAGAAGCTTTGTCGATACAAAAGATTCGAACTGATGTTTTTCTTCTGGGATCGGCAGTAGTTGTAAGTTTTCTTCGTGGAGGGCGTTATAGAGATCTGACATTATATCGGCTTTACTTACATTTGATGTATTGAATGAATGAACTGCGATATCAAGTTTCTTGAGTTCTTCGATATTAACGGATCCAATGCTATTGGATTCAGCGACAACGGTCCTAATATGCCAGAGTTTACAAATGCTTGCAACCCGTTGGCGTATAACGCCCCACGGAAGTTTGTTAACGTGCAACAATGCAACTTGTTTACGATCTGTGCAATCAATGATAAAGAGGTCGGTGAAATCGTTTTCCTTTCCCCAGTCCAAACCCGCAGCATACTTGTGCAGGGGATTGTATTTTGCGTTTAGGGGAGCGTTGAAAGAGTTTGAAACGTTACCGAAGTAAGAGTCCCCGGAAACGAGGAAACAAGATTCAAAATCTTCGGGGTATTCTTGTATGAAGAGACGTTTGAGTTCACGTTTTTTAGTTCGACGCCACTTAATTTGCTCAGGTGTAAGCAAGTATTTTTCGATCAAGTAAAGTTCTTCATCGTCGAAATCTAGAATTTCTCCCTCTTCTAGTTTTATGCGATAAGTCGGGTCCCAAAACCAGGGATAAAAATGCAATTTCCACACTTTAGATCCGGACATCGCTTCCATACAGCGGTCATAAAACCAACCAGAAGCTCCATTAGGAGTTGATTCGAGAATGACATCGGGATTTCCGCCTTGTAGCGCTCCCGCCATAATACTCTCGGCATCGGACCAGAAAGCTACTTCCGATCCGTGGAACATCGAATAAGTGTCCCCTCTTCCCACATCCTTGGAACCGGCGGTTGCAATGGTTACGGTAGAGTCGAATTCGGGATATGACACCAACGTGGCATTAGAGTATTTACGGGCTGGTTGAATGTCACCAGGTAACTTGCAATGATTGTAAAAGCGCTCTTGTATACGGCGGAGCTTTTGAGTAGTAGCATCATCATGACTCATTACTATAGCAGTGGTAGTTTCGGTTACTGCACGACGAAAAATCTCACCTTGCACCATAGTTGAAAAACCGATCTGTCGAGCCTTGAGAATCAGATCTCGACCGGTGCGATTTTTCATAAAATCTTTTTGTGCAGCGTTATAATGGAATAAGTGCAACTTTTTCTGTTTGTCCAATATATAGAGAAAATGTGCAGCAAATTGCTCAGGATTAAACAACACGGAAGCAGGGGAGGGTACTTGTGCAACCGGAGAGAGTTGTTCTTCAACCTCTGCTTCAATTACATTGGTATCATTGAGCATTGCTGTTCTCATTTGATGATTCTTTGAATTGACCATCAACAACGCTGCCATCCGATAAAAGTGGAGCATTGAGATCAATACCCGATTCTTCCTTTGCCTTTTGAACGAAGATCGCCCAGGCCGACAAGGAGAGGTTAACCTCTGTTTCGGCGGGTTTTATGATATTGAGATGTTTGCAGATGAGAGTTAATGCCTCTTGAGCGGAGTACAGTTCCAACCTCGGTCCTTCCTTGGTTTCGTAATATGATTTAATGAGAAACGATTTACCCGATTCTTTCGCCTTATCGAGATCGAGATACCATTGACCTGTTTCATCGTTGCGCGACATAAAGTCGAGCATGTCGCCGCGGGCGATTGCGGCCAGACGGACAAGGGCTTCATTGGTTTCCATGCAGATCATCTGCATGCGGTTGTCAATAGCGTTGCGTATGTAAGGTTTGTGCAAAATCTCGTAGGCAGCGGTGTGCGCAGAGTTGGGGTGTTCGATGCAATAACCCGCTTCACGAGCAGCTTGCGCGGCGTTAAGGTGCAAGAGATAACGTTCTACGAACATCATCTCTTGAGAGGTTAACGCTTGATTATTTGGTCGTAAAGCAGGGTTTCTAGTTGACATACCGTACTGAGTCCTTTCTACACAAAGGTTTGACTTTGCGAAGACGGAACGGGCTGATCACTGTGGAGTATGGGACTTGCGGACGATGTTGGACTGTCCTCGAGTCGAAAGGGAGGCTGACCGTCCTTCGAAGCCCAGGCGATGGCCATGCCTGCAGTGGTCTGCAAATGCACAAAATGCAGTCCTGAGTTGTTGATAGCGGCGAAAACACCATCAATGTAGAGGTCGTGGAAAACAATGATGCCATCGGCGGTGAGATGCTTGCGCGCGAATGCAATGTCCTTGGTGCATTGTTCCTCGGTGTGCAGGCCGTCGATGAATACCATGTCGAAGGTACCGCCAATGGTGTTATAGTCTTCAACGAACCGGACGCCTTCCGGCAATTGCGGTACAATGGCCTGCTTGACCCACGGATCGATGTCACACGTGACAACGTACCATGCAGTTGATGCCAGCGCACGCGTGGAGACAGCGAGGCCGGTGCCGATCTCGAGGACGGACCTGCCGTAAGCCAGGACGGCGAGTACGGCGGCTTCTTCGTCATTGATTGAGAGGCGGCCTGGATAACCTGCGACACGGCTGGTGGACCCGATTTCACCCGGGTCGGTGGGTGAGTAGTAACCGTTGATATCAGAGGGCAGCAGGACTGCAGGTGCATACACCATGGGTTGGAAGAGAGTCTTGACTTCGTCCAGTTTCGGATTTGTGGGCGGTTGCGGAATGTTGAAGGTCTCGACGGGTAAGGGAATAATGTAACCTCCCTCAGAGGATCGATCGATTTTTAGGTTGGCGGCAGCGACTTGCAATTTTGTTAGGGATTCTTCGGAAATAAGGGGCAAGGGGGCGAATGTGGCGGGCTGGGTTTCCTCCGGAGCGAAGGTTTCCGCGCCCGACAGGGCGCAGAGCATTTCTTCGGTGCGCTGCGGTTCGGCGATGCCGTGCCACGCCAGCACAGCAGGTGTCTCTCCCGAAGGGAGGGAGCCACAAAGCTGAGCGTTGTAATTCCACTTCAATGGAAGTTGGTGGAAGTGCCGGGTGTTGTAGGGCATTTTTGAGTAGTCATTGAGCTGGCCCTGTTCGTACCAACCACGCAGATCGGGGAAACGCTCCAGGTAGTATTTTTGCTCCTGGATCAGGACGTCGAGGAGACCCTTGGCGTAGCCGTTTCCATTGTTCATGTAGATGACCCCGCACTGCAGGTGTTTCAGCGGAACGCTCCAGAGAGCCAAGTTGAAGGCGGCGAGACAAGCGGTGCGAAGGTCGACGTTCAGGTCGGCGATGAAGGCATCGTCGTCGAGGTAGACCACGTATTCGTAGCCGAGGGTAAAGGCTTGCGAAGCAAGGTGAAATTTGGCCCAAGCAGGGTGATCACAATACCGTACTGAGCCGATGTGGACTTGGTAGTCAAAGTCGTGTTGGAGGCAATAGGCGAGGTGCCGATTATAAGTTAACCCGAGATGCTTTGCATATTGGGTTTCGGATGATACTTGGATGAGTAGAGCGTCTTTCATTATTGGACTCCTTGACATTGCAAAGGTTGGCCGGTGAGCCGGTTACACATAATACATTATTACTTATACTTAGATTATAACACACATTTACCTGGTGGACTAGGTCAGTTTTCTAGCAGTTTTTAAGGGTGCATTGCGAAATGCTGAATTGGAAAAAGTTCCCGAAATTTTTGCGGGGCAACTAGTCTGTTTGCGAAAAGGTAATTTCAAGAAAAGTTCCGGAAATAGCCGAGGGCATATATGCTATGCAGCACAAAAATTCTGACCCAAATTTCAGAACATTTGTGCAGTACGAATGTCATGTTTTCGTCATGACAAAAATGTCATAAAACATGACATTTGTAGTCATGGTTTGTAACATAACAGAATAGCTGATGTTAACATGACATTTGTTACACTATAATGAAACTAAGATCAAATAAAAACATTTGATCCACAAAAATCTTTCTCTGTTATACTACACTGGGAGGTGTATCATGGCATTCAAAGCGATTGTCAAGTTTGGCCAAAATCCGTTCGGCGTGTGCAATTCCCACGCAATCGAAGTCACCCCTGAATATCTGTCGCGTTACGTTCAATGCTGGTGTCGCAAAGCAGATGGGTTTGTTTACAACCGCAAAGCGAACATCGCGTACTTCACGAGCCCCGAGTTTGTGAACGCGCACCCAGGTTTGACCGCGAGCCAGCTGGGCAAAGTCGCGAGTTTAGATGCGCGCTGGAACGCGCCGGTTGAGTTGGTGAAAGTGACCACGAGCGCCGAGTACCATGCGGACTTCGAGTCGACTCCAATAATGTAGGATGATTGATCGAGTGCCGGTGCGACGGCACTCCATTCAGCAATCCTGCTGAGTATTCTGTTCTGCACTGGGAGGTGCTGTATGCCGTACACAAATGAATCGTCGTACAATCAGAGTCGTGGTACGTATCGCCAAGGTTCGAAGATGGCGAGTCCAATATCCCGCCATAGTACGTTTAGTGGCGGATCGTGTCTCATAACCGTGGTGTGCATCGTAGTGACGATCACCGCGTATCTAATCGTCTATGTGAGGTGAGAAATGACAACGGTTTATTGCACGAAATGTGGCATGCGTGGTGACTCAAAATGCCCGCACTGTCGGTCCGTTTTCGCGGATCGTATTCCGCTTGAAATGGAACTGCTCGACAACATGATCCACGTTCGCAATGTCAGTCCAAAGAACGATGACGGCACGCCGCGTCTGTTCAACGGTGGCGAGCATGAGGGCGAAATCGTAATCAAACACGAAGTTTACTTCGAATCGCATCAACCTACGGATTCCGAAGCAATCGCCGCCGTACTGCAAATACTACAACACCTGCTTACACAACCGGGTATCAATCTTACGGTAGCGAGTTGCGTTCATAACTGGGAAATCATGCCCGGACTCAAAAGTGAAATTGGATGTGGGCACGTCGGACCACTCGCCATTGTACCGCCGGATCCCTTTACCAAGTAACACATGACATCGGTCATACAACTGCATGACCTTTGACATGTATCATCATTCTTGATCGCGTGGTATAATGAGTATAATAATTTAGATTGGAGGATCGAATGCCACAATTTGGAAATCATCGTGGATCGGGTGCGTGGATATCGTACACTGAACCTGAGATCAAATCCGGCGGTAAACGTCGGGTCATCCCACAGTCGCAACTTCGAGCAATGGCCATGGCATCGAGTGCCGGTGGTCGTGGTCGATGCAACTTCTGCGGACAATCGTTCTCAATGAACTATATGAAGTCGGTCAAGATCACTCATTTTCAAGAAGAACTCGTTTGCTACGATTGTCGAAAGGAACGACAACTCGGCTAGCAGGTTCTTGAGTCGTGCAACCGTGGAGAGTCTCTACGGCTGCGCGCCCCAGCAACCCTGCTGGACATTCAGTTCTACGCACTGGGAGGTGCACAATGGTAACACTAGTAACGGCTCACGTCTATCTACAGGGTCACGACTTCAATACATTCGGAGTATCTTCCGAGAACGCTATGTCGAGACTCTTTCAGGTCGTACAACATTGGTTCGAATACAACGGCATTCTCAACGTCTCACGCAACACCATTGAAAAACTCAAAGAACTCACCGACTTCGACACAATTTACGACGGTCTTGCGATAGTTGATCAATCACACGTGTAAACACGCGTGACATCGGCACGTCAAACGAGTGACCTTTAGTATGTTACATCGATGCTAATCGCGCACTATAATGAATATGAAAATAAAATAAATTGAGAATTCAATCGAGAATCGGAGGAAAAAATGAATCACTGTATTTCGCACCGTGTGCTGCTTGACACGGCGGAACCCGAAGATCTGGGGTTCCGTAAATACCTCAAGAGTTCGGGTATCGAGTCCCATTTTACCGGCGGTCCGAATGGCATGGAGTACGAGTACGTCGGATCCGCGTCCGCACTAACCGATATGATCGTACAACTGTTTAGCGACGGTCCCGCCGATCGCGATGATCTCGAGTGCATCGAACCGACGCCCTACTGCGAACTTCGGGACGCGATTTACCAGCACTTCGACGATGAAGTCGGTCGTTGCATGCAAGAGCCGATCTGGTCGTTGGACCTCTACTTGCCACTCAACAACGCACCGGGTACCTCATTCGCCGACCT